CAATGAGTATGGCTGAAATAGCCAGTTTAAGTTTTGGGCTTGGTACAGTATCAAAAATTTTTGAATTACAGCCACAAGGAACAAAAAAAGATCCAAGAATACATCCAACACAAAAGCCAGTTAAACTTTATGAATGGCTATTAACTAACTATGCTAAACAAGGTGATAAGATACTTGATACTCATTTAGGTTCAGGTTCTCACGCTATTGCTTGTAATAATCTAGGATTTGAATTAGTTGGGTGTGAGTTAGATACAGATTATTTTAATTCAGCTTGTGAGCGCATTAAACGTGAAGCACAGCAAGAAAGATTGTTTTGAAGCTAAAAACTTGCAAAATATGCAAAAAGAAGTTTGAGCCTTTGCGTTTTGCACAAAATGTCTGTGGTATTCCATGTGCAATTGAACACGCTAATGCGTTAAAAGCAAAAAAAGCTAGAAAAGAACATAAAGAGGCTAAGACTAAACTAAAGTCTAGGGCAGATTGGCTTAAAGAGGCCCAAGCGGTATTTAACAAATTTATAAGGATGAGAGATGAGAAAGAAGCCTGTATTAGTTGCGGCAGACATCATACAGGACAGTATCACGCTGGACATTACAGGACAGTTGGTGCTGCGCCAGAACTCAGATTCAATGAACTTAACGTTTACAAACAATGCGCCCCGTGTAACAATCACTTGTCAGGTAATCTCATCGAATACAGACGAAGACTTGTGGCCAAAATTGGAATAGAGAAGGTAGAATGGTTAGAAGGTAAGCATGAAGCATTAAAGCTGACTATAGAAGAAATACAAGCTATCAAGAAAGAATACCAACAAAAGATTAAGGAACTGCAACATGGATAATGGGAAAGTCGCTTACTATTTAGACCTATGGCGTAGCTACATGAAGCATGACAACATGAAACTAGGTTACAAAACAAAATCAAGTGGCTTTTTAACAGGATCAATACACTCATTCGAGGATTTAGAGGATGAAGTAGACAACAAATCAGCCAAGACTGTGGATAAGTGTATAGACGATCTAAGCACGATTGAGAGAACAGCAATCTATGTAAGGATCATGGGAGAGAAAACGCTTGTAAACCCAATTATGATTGACATGCACTATGACATAGCACTCAGTAAACTAGCCAAAAAACTACCAGAACAAGGTTTATATTAATCAACAACTTATCAAAATACTTAACAAATAATGCAAAAATGTCTTGACACAGAATCATTTTTGTGTTAACATGCGCGTGTAGGACAATTGCGTCTATAGCTTTTGTACTATACGTCTCCAAATTTAAGCCTCCTAGTGAGGCTATTTTTTTTGTCTAAAGGAAACTATCATGGGTTGTAAGAAAAAAGGTGGCGGTAAGAAAAAATGATGATGGGATTACTTTCAGGTGGAACATCTATCGAGTCTCCTAAAGAGCTGATCAAGAATACTAAGATTGCTATTAAAGACTGGAACTTGATGCCAGAGGATGTTGACGCTCCTAACGAAGCTCAATGGCGCAAGATGGCTAAGATTCGTGGTATTGATGTAGAAGAAGCAAAGCGTAACCTATGCGCTAACTGCGAATACTACGACAACACGCCAGAGATGATGAAAGCGATGGAAGACGTACCATTAAACGAATACGATATTTACAACTCTCAAGCACAACGTGGCTACTGTCATAAGCTTCACTTTATTTGCCATACACCTCGTACTTGCCAAGCTTGGGAACCTAAAGACTACGAAGTACCAGAAGGGGAAGACTAAAATGTTTAGAGGCTCAGATAAAGCTGAAAAGATGTTTAAAGAGTGGGCTGGTGGCAAGATGCACATTGGCAAAAGCAAAAAGACTGTACCAGACACAGAAGCAGGTCACGAACAAGCTATTGCTATCGTGTTAAACAAACTAGGTAAGTCTAAGAAGAAATAACAACAGAGGGCGATGACGTAGAAATACAGTCGCATATATCATGGCAGCTAGATTAAGAGCAAAACATCAAGACGAAATCAGAACAAAGATTCAGACAAGTCAGCTTATAAATGTATTGCAAAATCATGCACTTGGGCAAGACACAACTGAAATGACAGCAACTCGAATGAAAGCTATTGAGTTATTGCTTAAGAAGTGTTTACCTGACTTAAGTAGCACTGAGATAACAGGTGATCCTGAATCACCATTAACTGTACAAATTATTACTGGCATCAATGACGAAGCTTGATACTGGTTACAGACCAAGAGAACAACAGAATAAGATTCACAGAGCTGTAAGAGATAATCGCTTTGTTGTTACTGTTGCTCATAGACGTATGGGTAAGACTGTAGCAGCTATCAATCAGCTTATTCATTCTGCGCTAAACAATAAACAATCTAATCCAAGGTATGCTTACATTGCACCCACCTACGCTCAAGCTAAACGAGTAGCGTTTGATTACCTAGTAGAGTTTACTAGACCACTGGGTGCAACAATAAACATATCTGAGCTGCGTGTTGACTTCATGGGAAGACGTATTAGTCTTTATGGGTCAGAAAACAGCGACTCATTGCGAGGTCAATACTTTGATGGTGTTGTATTAGATGAGGTGGGTGACCAGAACCCTAAAATCTGGAACGAAATATTAAGACCAGCGTTAGCAGATAGAACTGGCTGGTGTCTATTCATTGGTACTCCTAAGGGTAACAATCACTTTAAAGACTTTAGAGACAGAGCAGAAAACTCAGAGGGCTGGAAGCTTTTAGAGTTCAAGGCTAGTGAAACTAAATTATTGCCTGACGTAGAGTTGAGATTAGCTCGCATCGAGATGGGTGATGACAAGTATAACCAGGAGTTCGAGTGTAGCTTTAATGCTGCAGTAGAAGGTTCGTACTATGGCGCTCTAATGAATGACGCAGAAGAGCAAGGAAGAGTTGGCAAGGTAGCTCGTGATGACTTATGCAAGACGTTTGCTGCATGGGACTTGGGTATCTCTGACTCAACATCTATTTGGATTGCTCAGACTGTAGGACAAGAAGTAAGGTTGGTTGATTACATTGAAAACAATGGTCAATCACTTGAATGGTATGTGAACTGGCTAAGGGATAACAACTGGAAGCACTGCACACATATCTTGCCACATGACGTAGAAGTAAGAGAGCTTGGCACTGGCAAATCTCGTAAAGAGGTATTGATGGAAGCTGGCTTAGACGTACAGGTAGCACCAAGGCTTCATGTAGCTGATGGCATTCAGGCTGTACGCAGATTAATTCCTAGATGCTACTTTGACAAAGAGAAGACATCACAAGGCATTACTTGTTTGCGTAACTATCGAAGAGTATTTGACGAGAAGCGCAACGTATTTTACGACACACCATTACACGACTTCACATCGCATGGTGCTGACGCTTTTAGGTATCTTGCAATTGGTATTGACACTGGCAACTCTTCATGGGGCACGCCTCTCAACGTAAACACAAAATGGATTGTATAAATGGATGATTTAGAATTAAAGACGATAATTCGTACAGAGATTGATAACGCTATTGGTTATCTTGAAACTGAGACAGTAGAGGATCGTGCGCTATCATTGCAATTCTATTTGCGTGAGCCTTATGGCAACGAGGTTGAAGGTCGCTCTCAAGTTGTTACAGGTGAAGTTGCAGAGGCAGTTGATGGTGCATTGCCACAATTGGTTCGTGTATTCACAGGCACAGAAGACGTAGTTAAGTTTGAAGCAACTAAAGATGGTGATGATCCACTTGCTCAACAAGCGACTGACTTAGCTAACTGGGTATTCTACAAGCAGAATGATGGCTTCTTAATCTTACATAACTGGTTTAAAGACGCATTGATGCAAAAGGTAGGCGTTGTTAAAGCTTACTGGCTAGATGAAAAAGATGAGAGCAAAGAAACATACGAAGGTCTAACAGACGATGAATTGACTATGCTTCTTGCTGATGGCACTTACGAAGTTGTAGAGCAAGAGACTCTAAACTACGAATTAGAAGGTCAAGTACCTTACAGCGTACACAATGTTAAGATTAAGCGCACAATCAACAAGTCACGTATCGTAATTGAAAGCGTGCCTCCAGAAGAGTTTTTAATTGAGAAGCGAGCTCGTACTATTGAGGATGCTCAGTTCGTTGCTCATAGACGCAGGATTCCACGTGGAGACCTAGTTGCTATGGGTTACGATAAGGATACTGTGTTAGGTATTCCTGTTGGTGATCGTTTAACATACAGCCCAGAGATTTTAGCTCGTTATTCACAAGGTGAATTGCCTCAAGACATCTCAGAAACAGATGACATGATGCAAGAGGTAGAAGTATTCGAGTGCTACATTAAGGTAGACACAAACAAGAATGGCTTACTAGAGTTACGTAAAGTGACTTATGCTGGTGAGATTATCTTAGATAACGAAGAATGCGACTACGTTCCATTCCATTCAATCTGTCCTTTCCCTATTCCACACAAGTTCTTTGGTCAATCACTAGCTGATCGTACTATGGACTTGCAATTGATGAAGTCTGTAATTACTCGTCAGATGTTGGACAACCTTTACCTTACTAACAACTATCGTGTTGGTGCAGTAGAAGGTCAAGTAAACATGGATGACTTGTTGAACTCTACAGCAGGTGGCGTGGTTCGTATGAAGAACCCACAAGCTATCGTGCCATTGACTGTTCAATCAACAGCACAACAATCTTTCCCTATGCTTGAGTATTTGGATAATGTACAAGCCAAGCGTACAGGCGTTTCTGACATGCAACAAGGCTTAGATCCTAACGTGCTTCAGAATACAACAGCCACAGCAGTTGCTGCTATGTCTCAACAGGCAGCAGGCAAATTAGAGCTTATCGCTCGTATCTTTGCAGAAACAGGTGTGAAATCACTTTTCAAGGGCATACTGCATCTGCTGTGTAAATATCAGAACCAACCTATCACTGCTCGTGTACATGGTAAGTTCGTACAGTACGATCCACGTGAATGGGATGACCAATACGATGTAACAATCAACGTAGGTCTAGGTAATGGCAATCGTCAAGAGCAAATCGCTATGCTACAAATGATTCTTGCTAAACAAGAGCAAATCATTCAGACATATGGTGTAACTAACCCATTGGTGACTGTAGTTCAGTATCGCAATACGCTAGGTAAGATGATTGAAATGGCTGGCTTCAAGGATACAACATCCTTTATGAATGAGATTACTCCAGAGATTGAGCAATCAATCATGCAACAAGCTCAAGCTGCTGCACAGCAACCTAACGATCCTACAGCTATGTTGGTTCAAGTAGAGCAAATGAAAGCTCAATTGCAAGCTCAAACAGCGCAAGCTAAGTTACAAGCAGAGCAAGTTAAATCTCAATCACAAGCTCAGTTAGATGCAGCTAAGTTGCAAGCTGATCGTGAGAAGGCTATGGCTGACATCGCTATCAAGCAAGCAGAGTTGACACTACAAGAACAGAAGGCAGCATTAGAGATTGAATTGCAACGTGCAAAGATCTTACAAGACGCAGCAATGGCTGACAGAGAGCAATCTTTAGCAGAGCGTCAAGCTATCTTAGATGAGATTAACTCTGCACAAGATAAGATTAATGAATTGGTTGATGTTGAAGCAGCTAAGGCTGAGTTGATGTCAGTTGTAAATAGATTGAGGGGCGAATAATGGCTATGGTATCAGGATTACTTGGAAATAATGTAGGTGGTGGTATTGCTGCCTCTGTAAGTCCTTCAACAACTTCTAAAGCTACTACTACATCTACAGCTTCAACAACTACAGCTAACGCAAATACATCTAACGCAACTTCAACAGTTGTAAACCAAGTATTAGATGCAAAACCAAAGCCAGGTGACTTGGCAGTTGGTGAGGTGGCTCAATATACTAACTCTGCAGGTAAAACACTTTATGTTGTAGGTAAAGTAGGTGGTGGTATTACTAAACCAGTATCAACTATTTCTGCTTTAAATGGGAAAATAGATAATGTCATAAAATCTGCAGAAAAAGCTCAAATTACAAATCTTACAGCAGAAAATAAGATTGAGATTATCGAGCTTAAAGAAACATTAAAAGATGAAGGTTTAAGTCAATCAGAGATTAATGCTGCAGTAAAATCAGAAACTGCAGCAAATAAAGCAGAAGTTATTCAAGCTAAAACTGATTTAAAATTCCCTGGTTATCAAGTATTAAGTCGTAATGATGATGGATTGCTTACAGCTCAAAACTTTAATCCTACACAAGTAACAGATCCTATAACAGGATTATTATCTAACAAACCAGGGTTAGATATACCTACAACATTTAACACTACAACAACAAGCACAACAGATCCAAACACAGGTGTAGTTTCTTACAACACATCATGGAACTCATTGTCATACAATGGCGCTGGTGCTGATGTAGTTAAGTCTAATATTGTAACAAATTTAAACACAGTAAATGAATTTAAAGCATTATATGGTTTAAACAATCAACCATATACTAAGTCTTCAGGTGGTAGTACTGATTCAACCACTGGTATGTCTACTGCTGCGATCTATGCTGCTTTATCTAATGGTTCTATTACACGTACAAGTGAAGAAATCAAAGACGCTAATGGCAATGTAATTGGAACAAATACAGATTTTGATCTTTCTCCTGATGCTAGAAGTGGATTGCTTTCTGCTGGTGGAAAAGGATTTACTCGTCAAACTTTAAACATCCTAACACGAGACACAGAGATTGGTGATAAAGCATTTACTGTAGAAAAAGATGGTAAGACATATATTACAGATTCTGAAGGTAATTTTTTAAAGGGCAATAATAAGGCTCTTGTAGACACAGGTCAAACCACAGAAGATGGATTAAAGATTTTCACTCAAACATCTAACTTAGACACTATGTATAACAAAGCAAGTACATACAATGTCTATGTTCAAAACAAAGATGGCTCATTTACATACATGGGTACACCTGCAGTTGGTTATACACATATTGATTCATCAGGTGGATTTAGTCTTGGTTCGTTTGTTAAAAACGCTTTAATTTCTGTTGCTGCAGCTTCACTTGGCGTTCCATTTTTAGCAAACAATATTATCGCTCCTTTATTGAGTGGTACATCTTTAGCTGGTAGTACAGTAGCTGCAAACGCAATTGCTGGAACTTTAATGGGCGCATTTGCTGGTGCTGCTACAGGTCAAGATGCTTTAGCTGGCGCTTTAACTGGTGGTATTGGTTCTACTGCTGGCACTATTTTAAGCACTGCTGCTGATGCAGTTGGTGGTTGGACAAACCTAACATCAATGTTAGCCACAGACCCTGCAAAAGTTGCAGACATGCTTAAAAACATTGCTACAGCTACTTCAGCAGGTGCAGGAATTAAGCTTGGTGTAAATGCTGCAGGACAAATTGTTGATGCTGCCACAGGTGCTGTATTTGGTGGTGCTGGCGTTAATGTTACTACAGACACAGCACTTAGCTCATTGACTCCTGGTATTGATTTAACAACTGGTGCTGGTGCTACTGCTGCAAATAACGCATTAACAGGTGGCGTTACAGATCAAAATCTAGCTGGATTAATTAATGAATCTCCAATTAATACTGGCGCTACTGTTGGCGATGTAATAGATAGTTACATGCCTGACTTATCAAATACAGTAAATGCTACTGATTTGAATCCAATTACTGCAGTTTCTGGTGGCTCTCCTGGCATTAGTCTTAGTGTTGATAGCAATGGCAACATCATTGACAACAATACAGGTCTTCCATTCTCATCACCTGGTATTCATTTAGGTTTAGATGCAGCAGGAAACATCATTGATGCTACAACAGGACTTCCATTTACAGGTGCAGGAGTTAATGTTGTAAATCCAATTACTGGTACATACGTAAATCCAGTTGATCAAATACCATTTGGTGGTGGTATTGGTGGTGGAACAGATACAGTAACTGGTGGTACAAATACTGGTGGAACAGGTACAAATTTAACTGGAACAATTGTAGACGTTGTTACAAATCCTTATGTAATTGGTGGGGTTATTGGTGGAGCTGTTATTCCATCAGTAATTGATCAATTAACACCAGATACTACTGATGTAGCATCTTGGACACCATTTCCACAAACTAATCCAAACTATGGTCAAACAAATATGTTGGGCATGCCTACATGGTGGCAAAATTTATACCAACGTGGTGGGTATGGTGCAGGCAACTATTTAGGTTATGACGTTTTGAAGGGATTAAATATTCCTACTGACGTATTAAGTTTATTGAGTCCACAAGCCCCAACAACAACACCAACAACACTAATCTAATATGAATAAAATACAAGAAGCACAACTGCTTTTAGAGAACGAGTTTTTTAAGACAGTATTCTCAGAGTTAGAGGAATTACAGTATCAACGATTCTCAAATTCAAACGAGCATGATGTACAAGAGCGTGAAGTAGCGTATGCAAAGCTTTCTGCTCTTAAAGAAATTAAGGCGCATATCGAATCAATCGCCATGAGTAGCGAAATTCGTAATAAGCGCTGGAAGATTTGGTAACTTTTTACCAAACGTAGTCAGTGCGTAACTGAAATATAGGAAGTAAAAAAATGGAAACAACCATGACCCCAGGTTCTGGGAATGGAACAGTAGCAGAAGCAGCAGATCAATTCTTATCAATGATGGATGAAGCAGAAGCCCCTGAAGAAGGACAAGTTGAAGCGCAACCAGAAGAGAATGAAGAAGGTGATTCAGTCGAATACGAGCAATCTGACGACACTGATGATGCAGAAGAAGAGGAAGTAGAGGAGTCTCAAGAAGACGAACCTGTTTATCGTTTAAAGATGGCAGGTGAAGAACGTGAGATAAGCCAAAGCGAACTTATCAAACTTGCACAGCAGGGAGCTGACTATACTAAAAAATCACAACAGGTAGCAGAAGCACGTAAGCGTGTAGAAGCAGAATCTAGCGTGATTGAACAGGCACGTAAAGAGCGTGAAGAATATTCAACTCGATTACAAGCCTTACAGCAATATCTAGAGCAAACTGCTCCTAAGGCAGAAGACCTAGAGTATCTAAAGGAAAATGATCCTATTGGATATGCTGTAAAAGTAGCTGAGATGACACAGCAAGAGAAGCAGTTAAACGCAGTTCAAGCTGAACGACAACGCATTGCAGAAATGCAACAAGCAGATGCTGTTCAGAAGCAACGCAATCACATTGCTCAACAAGCTGAGTTAGTTTCGCAGCTAATTCCTGATTACAGTGATGCACAAAAAGGGGAAGCATTACGTAAAGAGCTACGACTATATGCCAAAAGCATTGGTTATTCAGATGCAGAGGTCAATGCAGTATATGACGCTCGCACTGTAAAAGCTTTATACGATGCAATGCAATTCTCCAAACTGCAAAAGGCTAAGCCAGAAGTGACCAAAAAGGTCAGCCAAGCGCCTAAAGTGCTTAAGTCTGGTGTAAGTCAATCTAAACAAAACAGTAACAGTGAGCAAATCAAGCGTGACAAGTCACAACTTAAAAAGACTGGTCGTGTTAAAGATGCTGCTCGCTTATTTGAAAAATTTATTTAAAGGAATAAGAAATGGCAACGTATCAAACCTATACCGCTATTGGTCAGCGTGAAGACCTTATTGACGTAATTTACAACATTGCGCCAACAGAAACACCATTCATGTCATCTATTGGCAAAACATCAGCAACTGCACGTTTGCACGAGTGGCAAACTGACTCTTTGGCTGCAGCATCAACAACTAACGCTGCAATCGAAGGTGCAACAGCTTCTTCAGCAACATTGTCACCAACAGTTCGTGTTGGCAATCGTACTCAAATTTCACAAAAAACTGTGGCAATTTCAGGTACTTTGGAAACAGTAAACAAAGCAGGTCGTCGTTCAGAAAAAGCTTACCAATTGGCTAAAGCTTCTAGCGAACTTAAACGTGATATGGAAGCAACATTGCTTTCAAACAACGTAGCTGCTGATGGTGATGGTTCTACAACTGCTCGTACATTGGGTGGCTTGCAAACATGGTTGAGTTCTAACTACTCAGGTGGTACTTCTGGTACTGCTGGTTCATTGGGTACTACAGCTCGTGTAACTGGTACTGATCGTGCTTTCACATCAACATTGTTGAACACAGTAATGCAATCATGCTACACAAATGGTGGTTCACCAACTATGTTGTTCGTTACACCAGCACAAAAAGTTGTTGCATCAACATTCACTGGTATCGCTACTCGCTATCGTGACGTTCCTGCTAACCAACAAGCTCAAATCATCAACGCTGCTGATGTTTACGTATCTGACTTTGGTATCATCCAAATCGTTCCAGATCGTTTCATTCCTAACAGCGACAGCGATGACTGCGCTTTCTTGGTTGACACAGAGATGGCTGCAGTTGCTTACCTACGCCCATTCCAAACTAACGAATTGGCAAAAACTGGTGACGCTGAAACAACTCAATTGCTTGTAGAATATACATTGCAAGTGAATAACCAAGCAGCACATGGCATTATTGCTGACTTGACTTAATCGTTAAGGAAAGAGGGAGAGAAATCTCCCTCTTTTAAAATATGACAAATAAAATTGTAGATAACGTAAAAACAACAGAATTTATTGATAATGGCGCTGAAGTCGTTGTCAAGCAAGAACAAAACATTACAAGTATCGTTGATCACAACGTAAAAGAATATAACTCTTTTGAGAAGAGTGACAGATGGAGTGACAATGCCTTTGGTAACAAAGTAGCTTCAATTCCACTTACAGTATTCCAAGACCTTGAAAAGCAAGGCATCACTCGTGGCTTTACTATCTTAGACCACAAGCGATTTAAAGAATTTTTGAATAACCCTGACAACAGGGTATTTAGAACCAGACCAGGAAGAATATAATGGCATTTTCGACATACGCACAGTTACAGTCTACTATTGCTGACTATTTAGCACGTAGTGACCTTACAGAGCAAATCAAGGACTTTATTACGCTCGCAGAAACAAGGTTGAGTCGTGACTTGCGTATTCGTCAAATGTTGACATATACAACGCTAACTACAACTGCGTCTACTGCTACACTAAACCTACCAACAGACTTTTTGCAACTAAAAGACATTCACTTGGTCACTAATCCAGTGTACACATTGAAGTATATGTCTCCATCTAACTTGTTTAGAAACACAGAATCTACTGTTACTGCACTACCTAAGTTCTATACAACAACTGGTACGCAATTCATTTTCTCACCAATCCCTGATTCAGCTTACTCAGTGCAATTATTATACTACGCTGACCCTCCAGTATTGAGTGACTCAAATACGTCTAATGTATGGCTTGCAAACTGCCCTGATGCACTATTATATGCAGCCTTAGGTGAGGCAGAACCTTATCTAATGAATGACCAACGATTGGCAACATGGGCTGCGTTATATGACAAGGCTATCGCTTCTATTACAGCAAGCGATGATAGTGGAGAGGCATCAGGTTCACCTTTAGCAATCACTGTAGCTGCGAGGTAACATGGAAAGAATCCAATTAGGTGAGTGGAGACCAGACCAGCCAGGTATTGCTGGAAATCTAACTGACGTACAGAATGTTGTACCTCAAATGGTTGGATATGGTGGCTTCCCTACAACTTCTGTTTATTCTCAAGCTGCTTCAGAAGACTTATTGTCTTTATATACTGGTGTATATGGCAACGACTTAACAATGTTCGCTGGTAGTGCAACAAAGATATTTAAGTTCAATGAATTGACAGACCAACTTGATAATGTATCTAAAACAGGTGGTTATACTTCTACGACTTGGTGGGATATGGTTCAGTTTGGCAATGTAATGATTGCAGCAAACGACAAAGATGTGCTTCAGTCATGGAACCTTACATCATCATCAGCCTTTGCTAACCTATCTGCAAGTGCGCCAATTGCTAAGTTTGTTACAGTTGTACGTGATTTCGTAGTTGCAGCTAACATTGGTGGTGGTACTAATCCTACTAGAGTGCAATGGTCAGATTTAAACGATGAAACAGACTGGACTCCTGCAGCAACCAGCCAATCAGACTATCAAGATATGGCTGATGGTGGAAATATCACAGGATTAACTGGTGGCGAGTTTGGTTTAGTTCTAATGGAACGTGCAGTGGCACGTATGACTTACTCTGGTTCACCTTACTTCTTCCAGTTTGACATTATTTCACGCAATTTAGGCTGTATGGAACCAGGTTCTGTAGCTCAATATGGGAATATGACATATTTCCTATCTGATAATGGATTCTATGCTTGCGATGGTCAAAACTTAATGCCAATTGGTGCAGAAAAAGTAGATCGTTTCTTCCAAACTGACTCTAATGACTCTTATTTGAACGAGATGTCTACAGCGATTGACCCTATCCGTAAATTAGTAGTATGGGAATATCGTAATAACGATGAAGAGCAAGCACTTTTAATTTATAACTGGCAAACACAACGCTGGTCTTATGGTATTACTACTGCAGACTTCTTGTCATCAGCAGCAACTCCTGCATTGACACTAGAGGCACTAGATGCTTTTGGTACTGTGGACTCAATCACTACAACATTCGACTCACGTTTGTGGGTTGGTGAAAAGAATATCTTAGCTGGTATTCAAGGCAATCAGATTGTTACGTTTACTGGTGCTAACGCAGAAGCTTATTTAGTGACTGGTGACTTAGAGTTCTCACAAAACTCAGTTGTTACTGTGATTAAACCTATTGTGGACAATGGTGACTGTAATGCACAGATTGCCTCAAGACGTTCACTAGCTGATGCTATTACATTTAGTGCAACCAGCATAGAAAATGCTGATGGTCGTTGTAATGTACGTTCTGCAGGTCGTTATCACAGAATTAAACTAATCCCAACTGGATTATGGACAACTGCTGTTGGTATGGATGTAGAAATCGCTTCACAAGGCAATAGATAATGGTTCAATTTAGAACGCTACCTCCTATTGGTGGAGACCAACGTCAAGTAGCTGAAGTTGTACGTGGCATCATGGATGGCAAGACTAACAACACAGGAACATTTACACTTGCTACTGGTGGCGCTACATCTACTACTATTTATGACGAGCGTATTGGGTATGAATCAATTATTTTATTTGAAGCCACATCATCAGCAGCAGTAAATATTGAACTACCTTATGGCGCTTTTCAAGATAGCACAGACCAATCTGCATCAAGTACAACAACTGCTTATGTTATATCTTTTAATACTACAGACTATAGCGATGGAGTTACATTATCTAGTGGTTCTCGTATAAATGTAGCATATTCTGGTCTTTATAATTTGCAATTCAGTATTCAATTTGCAAATGCTGATTCACAAATACAAGACGTAGATATTTGGTTAAGAAAAAATGGCACTGATGTTTCTGGAACAAATAGTCAATTTTCAATAGATTCAAAACATGGTTCTATAGATGGTCACTTAATTGGCGCATTAAATTTATTTATTGCATTAAACGCTGGTGATTATATAGAACTTGCATGGGCTACTACAAACATAAATGTAAAACTTGAGTATATTCCAACGCAATCAAGTCCAACTAGACCATCAACGCCAAGCGCAATTGCAACAATGCAATATGTTTCATCAAATGGTTATACAAGTAACATTTTTACATCCCCTTATGTTTCATCACAAACACGAGGAAGTGCAGTTATTTCACATCCTGCAAATTCAATTTCAGGAAAAACATTTAAATACATTGTGGTTGGTTAATGGAAATTAAATACATACCACCTCACGAATTAAAAGATTGGTGGGGATTTGCAAAAGAAGGCGTAGAAGCGATTTTAAGTAAGTCGCCTGAGCCATATATCCAAGAAGAGATTTTTGCTCAACTATGGGCTCAAAAATCAATGCTATGGGTATTTATGGATGAAAATGTACCACAAGGATTCACAGTTTTAACACCTGAGCAAGATAATTTATTTGTTTGGGCGATTTGGGGCAAAACACCACAGAGTTTTGAAGTGGTATCTGAGTGTTTTGAAATGATTAAAGGTATAGCAAAACAAGGAAACGCAAAGACTATTACTTTTGGCTCTCATAGAATTGGATGGGATAAAGTAGCCAGAAAGTTAGGTTTTACTCCAAGATTATGGGAATTGAAAATAGAGGAATAAAATGAGCAAACAAAGCACTCAAACAACAGTCAATCAACTTGACCCAACAGTAGCACCATACATTCAATATGGTCTTGGACAAGCTAAGACTTTTTATGACAATCCTCAGGCATATTATCCTCAATATTATCAAGGTCAAACATACGTAAGCCCTTCAGAGCAAACTTCTGCTGCATTGTTAGCACTTAAAAATCGTGCAACTCAAGGTTCTGCACTTAAGCCTGCAGCAACACAAGAGCAACTAAATACAATTAGTGGTCAATATTTGTATGCTGGTAATCCTTACTTGCAATCTGCCTTAGGTGGTGGATTCCAACAAGCTACTACTGCATATAACCAAGCAGTAAACCAAGCGTTATCTAGCGCATCACAAGCTGGTCGTTATGGTTCAGGTGCTATGAATACAGCGCTAGGTGCTGCTGGCACTACACTTGCTAATTCATTGGCTAACCAAGCTGGTAGTCTTGCTTATCAAAACTATGCTGCTGAACGTGCTCGTCAAGAAGCTGCTGCACAGATGTATCCACAAATGGCTCAAGCAGATTACTACGACATCAATCAACTATACCAAGCTGGTCAACAAGCAGAGTCTTATCAACAAGCTGCACTTCAAGATGCTATCAATCGCTGGAATTACGCAGAGCAAATGCCACAAAATGCTCTTCAACAATATATGTCATACGCTTATGGCGCACCTATGGGATCTACTTCATCAACTCCAATCTACAGAAACTATGGTGGAAGCATTTTAGGTGGTGCAGCAACTGGCGCAGCATTAGGTTCAGCAATTCCTGGAGTTGGTACAGCAATTGGTGCAGGTCTTGGTGGTCTTTTAGGTCTATTATAGGAGTTAAGCATGGCTTTATTTGATTTATTTGGAATTGGTCAGACTCCAGACTACCTATCTGATTTAATGTCTGAAGAGCAAAGACGCAAACTACAACAAGCTGCTAGTCAAAATGCTTTATTGCAAGCTGGTTTAGGCATGTTGGCTCAAAGTGGATATTCACGTACTCCAGTAACACTTGGACAAATCTTAGGCGCTGGTGGTCAAGCAGGGTTAGGTGCTTATCAAGGCACTATGCAACAAGGCGTTCAAGACGTAATGATGCAACAAAAGATTGCTGAAATGAAACGCCAAAAAGAACAAGAATTAATGCAACGCAATCTAACAGAACAATATATTGCTAACCTTCCACTTGAACAACAAGCACTTGCAAGAGCATATCCAAGCATTGCTCAAAAAATGGCAGAACGTGCAGCATTGCCTCCAGAGAAGAAATTTGAAAAGGTTGGTGGAACATTACTTGATGTTACTGCAGGAACTCCAACAGTTGCTTATCAAGAGCCAAAAGAACCAACAAAGCAAAAATATACTGGAGCATATGGTAATTTAGCATTATCTATGTTTGGCACAGTAAATGCTGATGATTTAACTCAACAACAAAGAACTGACTTAGATACTGAAGCAAGGAAACGTAACCTTGAAAGACCACCATCAATTAGTGTAACTTTACCATCAGAGTCTGAACGTACTGCTGGATTCTTAACGTCTAGATTACAAGGTGGTTTGAATCAATTAAATCAAATTATTACTAAAAATCCAAATGCAGCAGCTCCAAAATTAGGTGCTGAAGCTGTTAAATATTTAACTGGATCTGATTATCTTAAAAATCTAACAAATACTGAAGATAGACAGCGTATTGAAGCAGCCCAACTTGAAGTTTTAGATTCAGCATTAACTTTAGGAACTGGTGCAGCATATACTCGTGAACAATTAGAGAATTATCGTAAATCTTACTTCCCACAATTAGGCGATAGACCAGAAACTATTAAAGATAAACAAAAACGATTGGAAACATTGCTTGAAGCAGCAAAAAGTAAGTCTGGTAGAGCAATGCCACAAGGAACTAGATCAAGTTCTGATATTTACAATCAATATAATGATTAAGGGTTAAAAATGGCTGACGCAGAAAAAATCAAAAGGATGCTAGATAAGGCAAAAGCTGCTGGAGATAAAGAGGCTATTGCTTTATTTGAGTCAGATTTGGCTAGCCTTCAACAAGAAAAACCAATCGTTGCTCCAACAGTAAATGTAACAGAAAAAGTTCAATATTCACCAACTACTGAAGCTGCTAGATCTACATTACAAGGATTAACATTCAATTTTGCTGATGAACTTGAAGCTGCATTGCGTACAGGTAAAATATCTGGTGCAGAATATGAAGCATTACGTAATCAGTTAAGAGCAAAACAAGAACAGTTCTCTAAAGAATATCCAAAAACTGCTTTAGCTTCAGAAGTTGCTGGTGGTTTAGCATTACCTGGTGGAATATTTGGATTAGCATCAAAAGCTCCAAGCATTGCAAGAACTGCTGCAATTAGTTCTGGAATTGGTGGTATTCAAGGTTATGGTGGATCAACTTCTTCTGAGGAAGCTCCAAGTGATGTAATTGGTGGTGCTTTAACTGGTGGTGTAGTTGGTGGAACTCTTGGCACTATTGGTTCTGCCATTGCACCTAAAGTTCAACCACAAGCAAGACAATTGCAAAAAGAAGGTATTTCTTTAACTCCAGGAGCTGCTTTTGGTGGTCAAATTCAAGCTGTAGAGCAAGCTGCTGAAAGTCTTCCAGTTGCAGGTCAATTAGTTAAAAGCGCAAGACAGCAATCTTTTGAAGAATTTAACAAGGCTGCATTTAATCGTGCATTAAAAGAGTTAGATACTGGAGTAACAGTACCAAAAGACTTGCCATTGCGTGAAGCTGCAGACTTTACATATGGTCAAATTTCAACAAAATATAATGAGATTTATCCAAAAGTAAGTCTTAAATATAACAATACAATTGAAAAGCAATTTAATGCTTTAGGAAAAAAATATTCTGAAGCAAATCTTGGAAAGGATGCTGCTGATCAATTTCA